ACTTTTACTAAAACAGAGGAAAGTACTAATCAAATAATTAGAATATATAGAGACTGTAAAGGGATTGTACATCGAGAGGAAGGGTTAATTACTAACTATGAAACTATAGAGACAAATGGGTCTCCTTTCCAATCAAGAGGATTTAGATATAGCCTACCATCAGCTGTAGGATTATGTGGTGCCCTTATACTTACAAAAGGGAAAAATAGTAGGATAATTGGTATGCATATTGCTGAATTCAGGGACGGCACATCTGGTGCCATATGGTTGACACAAGATACTATGAATACATATAAACAAACTAGTATCTTAAGAGCACTAGATGCTCCAGATCCAACTCATATGGTTACCAAATACAGTGTAGGTAGTATCCCCAGACAGACTACCATTAGCCATCATATTAGAGATGGCCAAATTGATGATTACTACCAAACCTATGGTAAGATAGGTGAGTATACATCAGTTAGAGATACTATTGTGTACCATTCTATACACGACCAGTTAGAGAATTTGGGATTGCATTGTACTCATGTATCGCCTTTTAGGAATCATGATGGAACAAAGAAACCTATTTACTCAGGGAAAAAGAAACTTTTTTCTCGTGCTGTTATACAAACTGGAATGGTTTCACCACAAGAATTATCTCGTGCAGCTAGAGATTATTTCTTACCATTTGAGGCTATAGCAGCAGCAAACCAACCCACACCCATGTCACTTGGTGAGGTATTAAACGGTAGACCAAATAGTAGATTTTTATCGGGAATTGATATATCTACTTCAACAGGTCCACCTGAGAATAGACCTAAAACTGATTTTATTAGTGTTATTAATGGCACTAAATATCTTAGTAGTGATAAAATAAACGAATTGGGTATGTTCGTTACTATGTTATTGAACGACAAAGTACCCGATATAGTCGCTGAATTGAGCGACAAGCTAGAACCCAAGAAAATCAAATTGAAACCTGGGTCATCTGATAATCACAAGATAAGTACTGATGATCCTATACCAGACCCAAGAGTGTTCCACAGTGTATCATTTAAACTTAATATGCTGTTGATGCAGCTCTATGGTCCTATATTTGAGCTCTTTTTTGATAATAATATTCTAGCAGAGACCGCACTTGGTTTCAACCCCTACCACCCCGATATACCGACGGAGATTTATAATTATTGTACCTTTAATGGTACTGCTAGAATTAAATGTCTAGATGTGGAGAGATTTGATCTATGTAGAGCAGCTCAACAATTGAACTGTATCTTCTGCAATCTTATACGATTGGCAAAAATAGCTAATTATCCACAAAAGAAAATACTCATAATGGAGAAATTAGGAGCACTGATTTGTAGATCAGTTCTTAAGTTTGAAGGAATAGCTTTACTATTATTGGATATTCTACCATCTGGTATGTATGGGACGACTCTCTTAGGAGGAATGTCAATATCATTAAGTTATAGATGTTGTTTTTTCTCTTATGCAAATGTTAGTGATTATAGATATTATAATCATCTTATTACTAATGGAGACGATAGCGTTGAAGGTAACCTTACTATATTAGGTATACCCCGCTTTCCTTTCTATGATTGTAATTATGTCGTTGAATATTTCAAAGAGAAAGGAATTATTCTAACGTCTGCTAATAAATCTGATGATATAGATAGGTTTTCACAATGTTTTGAGTTTCTAGGTAGGGTTTTTGTTAAACACAAAGAGCTTGATCGTATTGTACCACAATTAAATTGGAGGAGCATGATGAAGATGATTCATATTGCTATTAAAAGTAAAGAGGTGGATATGGATGAGGTATTGTATCAAAGTTTAGTTGTTTTCCTTAAAGAATTAGTCTTTTATGGAAAAAAGGATTATAATGATACAGTGAGGAAGCTAAGAGATATTGATAACCAGGTGCTTAGAAGCACGAATGAATTATGGTGGTCATATGAGGCCGCAGTTGAATATTTTAATATGTATAATTCACATGATCGTGTATATATAGATCCATCATTTGGATCCTACTTGCCTAAAGCAAACGCTCATGAGGCTGAACAGCCGACCGTTGCAGGCATAGCTACAGCTGTAGCTAAATTTACAGGTAAATTGAGTAGTATTCCAGTGTTGAGACCATATATGTTAGCGACAAGCGCTGCTTCAGGTGCGCTAGGGTCAATTGCACAGGCCCTAGGTTTTAGTAGACCTACTATTACAGATGCTGAACCTCCTGTTGTTGTACAAGGTTTTCAAGCATACAGCACTATTAATGTTAAAGAAAGTGCAAAAAAGTTAGCAGTTGATCAAAAGAACGAGGTAGTTCTATTGAATCATGATGGTATAAAAGATCCACTAGCAGTAAGTGAATTAGCAGGTAAATGGTCATTTTTATGCAAAACTGAATTTTTAGACAGTGATGCTGTAAATGCACCAATACTTACTCTTAGAGTAACCCCTAATCAATTTATTGCTGTTGGTGGTTCTTATAAGTACCTAACATCATCTGCTATAGCATGTATACCATTTGATCTATGGACGGGAACAGTTGAGTATGAATTTGAAGTTGTTAAACCAATACTTATTGGTGGTGCTTTGTTAATACAATATGACCCGTCACATTTTTCAGCAGGTTCCCCTTTGAATGCACATCACGGCATAATATGGGATTTTCTGAAAGAGGATAAGATACGTGTTCGCATAGCTCCATCACAAGAGACAACTTTTATGACGACTAAAGGCTTATTAGCTACGTCTGCATACATGAAGATGGATGCTGCGTACTTGACATCAAGTACAGATGATAACGGATGCTTAACCTTACGAGTATTTAATAGATTAAATGCACCTAATAACGCCACTGTAGGTTTTAGAATAACCATTTTGGTTAGAATTCGTATGGTGGATGATTTAGAAGTTGCTCGACCAAATAATGTTATTGGAACAATTGGTTACAAGAAGTACTCCGCAGCAAGCCTTTATGATTGGCAAACTGATAATGATGAAGAGAAAGCTAGTACTGAGTATAAGCCTAAACATGATTACTCTTTTATGCTAACGCTAATAGCAGCAATTCTATTATATGGACTGACATTGATAGTCCCTTATCGATATAAGAGAACTATTGATAGGTGGATGTATTTATTAGTTGAAGCTATGAGAGATGAGCATCCAGATCTGTATGCTCACCCTAATGTTAGAGTTATACAGTCAGAGTTGCCTAGTAGTAGGGAAATAGCACTTGCAAATGCAGAAGTATTAGAAGATATACAACACGAGGAGTCCAAATCTTGGCACATAGAAGATACAGAACTACAACAAAGGGTAGATACATCTATAGGGCTAGAATATTTCCTCGGACGCAAGATAGAAATCTTCTCAACTGATCTCACAGTTGGTGATAGGTTACACGAGTATATAGACCCATGGTCTATTATGCTGCAGAATGCCACTATAAAGGACAAATTGGCATTATATAAGAATTTTAGAGGAGATATTATCTTTACAGTGTATATATCCTCATCCAAATTGTATTATGGACGTTTTATGATAGCATATACGCCATACTTTAATGATGAGTATTGGCCTTATGCTGAAATGGATAACGGATCTCCAGTGGAGTCTACGATAGATGCAGAATTAGTTATTGCATCACAGTTGAATCACATAGATATATCTCCTGCTGACACTGAGTCAAAGGAATTACGAGTACCTTTCCATTATAAAGCAGAATTCATAAATCTATTGAATGATCAACAGGAGGAGATGGGACGGTTATTATTAACCTCATACACCCAACTGTTGGCATCCAATGAAACAACTGACAAAGTTACACTTCGTATTTTGGCACAATTTGATAATGTGTCGTACAGAGGAGTGACATGTCAACCCCTCTATACACCAGCTGCCGAAGAAGTAGTTAGGAGTGAGGAAATAACTGGTAAATCGTACACAGGTAACATGGCTGCACTAACATATGTTGGTGAGTCCATATCATCATTCAGACAGATGATAAAGCGTAGGACGCCGTACGTATATGGGCCAGTAAAAGTGATATCCGGGACTAAACATACTGAACTTATTTTAGACACAAATATAGTTCCTCCTGGTAGATCAACAACTCTTAGTTTAGCGTTAGGAACATCTTTGTCCGGTTTACTCGGCGAGAATCCTGTTGCTATAACTTGGCTATCCTACGCACGTTATCTCTTTGCTGGTATGAGAGGCTCTATTCGCTTGACTTATGTACCTACTATAAATACTGGTAAAGAATATTTTAAGATAAGCGTTAATAGAGATGCTTATGCAGCTACTGCATATAAGTATACTGAGTATACCCCTAGCAGTAGATTTAGGTCTGACAACATAGACGCTGAAGAAGAGTGTATAGCTGGAACTGAGCTTAGCACCTCGACTGTTAATCCTATATTGGATGTCGAAATCCCATATCAGAGTCAATATTTATTCCAAGCAGGAAGATCATCTGGAGCTTCAGGTAGTTACCCGCGCTTGCGAATCATGGGATATGATCGAACCGGCACTATAGCTGATCACATTATGTTATCAGCCGGTGAAGATATTCAGTTCATAGGTTTCATGGGACCTCCTGTTATAGTTTTTCCACTTGCTAGGACGACCACTGATAACTAAACAAGCCCAGCGGCGGGCAGAGTTATAAATATATTTAATTTGTGGCTCATCGAGCCGCATGTTTTAAGCGTAGCGCATTGGCCGCGTTTTCAAAAAAAAAAAAAAAAAAAAAAAAAAAAAAAAAAAAAAAAAAAAAAAAAAAAAAAAAAAAAAAAAAAAAAAAAAAA